TGGATTCCTCCAGCAGGCTTATGTCGATCCACCCTTCCCAATACTGCCAGGTGTTATTCCAATCGAACTCAAACCCATCGATCCCATGGGCAGCACACGATAGTCCGAGGTTCGCATTCAGGCCCGTGGTGCCATGCTGCAACCGTGCCCGGAAAGCGTCTAGGACGATCTTCGTGATCGGGGCCATTACTTCGCTACCCTCGCTATGGTCCGCTTGCCGATCAACTCGGACATGTAGCGCAAATCGTGCGCATTCGATCCGAACCAATGGCGCTTTGGCATACGGCCTTCACCCTTGTTGTGCACGCGTGCCCGCAGAGCACGTGTATCGTACAGGCCGATCTTGAATTCTCCAACCGGAGTACCGGACGGCTGACCACTGGGAGCTTGGCCGAACGCCAGCCGCTTATTGCCGGCTGTCACAATTACGCCCATGCGCATGTGATCACCGTGACGGCGGCCCAATTTAGCGCGCGCTTTGCGGGCTTGTAGCTGATCGAAGGTCTTCGCCCTTGCCTGTTTAGTGCGGCGCTTACGGGTAAACCCGAACAGATCGACCGTCGCCCCGCGCCCAACGGAGAATTGTTTGTCCTTGCCGTAGCGCTCGGAATATGGCACAAACTTTTGGTTGTTGACATCCACCCCACGACTCGTCCGTAACTCAATCATCGAGCGTTGATACTGGCCAGCCTCTTCCGCGTCCACATCATGCGGAACGCCTGCTTTGCGAAGATGCTCGATGCGGGCCAAGGGATCGCCCTTGGAGCCGGTGAATGTTGGTCCGGTCATGCCGCCGCCCGTGCCTGATCTTTCTGTATAGATCGTACGTCCAGATAGAAATTATGCCGGCAGTTCCAGCCGCCGCCCGTTAACCATACGTTTGGGAGCTGCCCATTATCAAGCTCATCGATTTCAGCTCGCATAAAGGGCCGCTTGCGCGAAAGTAAGCGATGGCAAAACGGACGGGTGATCTTGTCGTCCGGGCCGCTGTAAATGTAGAGCCTTTGTTCCTTCGGATAAGCGCTTTCGATCCGCTTGAATTGCATGTCCGACGCAGTACGAAAGAATACGTTCTGGGACGTGTCTGCAATCGTTCTGGCCTGCGGGATGCTCCGGCTCAAACCGGACGCCAACAAGTCTGTCATATCGCGGAACGGCAGCCCGCCCACGGCGAACAAGGCCCGCTGCATCGCCTGCGTTCCGGCGGCATCCATCACGGCATCCATGGACGTTATCGACCCGGCCCGTACGCTCTCCAGAAGTTTTGTATCCGCTACGCCAAGCTCCAACTTGGGCAGTGGAGTAACCAATTCCTTGCTCAATCCCTCAATCACGTCTTGCAAAAACGGCAGTTGCTGGGAGAATTGGTTCGTCCACGCGGTCGCCAAGCGCCCATATCCAGCCAGATCCAATTCAGCGCTTAGAATATCTGGCAGTTTCTTTAGTACGCGGAAGTTCGCCGCGGTCCCAAGCAATTGATCTTTGTAATCCAACACTAACAGCTTGCTCAGTTTCGCTAGCGTATGACCTTGCGCTCGCTGAACTATATCGACAAGGTGCCCATAGAACGCCTCCAGAACAGAGTCCTGATACTTTGCATGCTGCGTGAAAATGTCAGTTAAGCCTTGCGTAGGCATTTGTGTTTAAGTTCGGCGAGTCTATGCAATTCTTCTAGTTCCTTGAGCTTATAGACAGTGAAGTGAAAGTTGCCATGCTTCGCTATAACCCTACTACAGAATGGCCTAGTTAAATCATCAGGCTGGCAACGATACGTCGTTTCTTCGGGGTCATGATTCTGCTTCACCATATTTATGCCCTGTAAAGCCGTGGTGCGCCGAAGGCAAACTGATAATCTGCGAACTGGCCAGCATGGTCCTGCGAACCTGTCAACACCGGATCGGCGGATAGCTCATAAGTCTTAGTGGCGATTGCGATAGGCGTCGGATTCTGCAAATACAAATGCCCGTTGGTTTCTCCGATCCATACATTCCATCCGGTTGCCTGAAGATAAACGATTTGTCCTTCTGCCGTTCCAACCTGCGGCATCGTTCCGGTTGGCGCAATGCACGACGTGATATCAACCTTGATAGCCTTGTTGGTCGTGACTATCACGCGAACGCTTGAACTTAGAGCGCTCTCTGCGTTTCCGCGCTCGGCTTGCGAGACATAACTAGCGCCAGTCCAGCTCACGGCCGCGTCGAACACGCCACCTGATGCCGTTGCGGTAACTACGGATACATTACTGTGGTCCCAGGTACCGGCGTTGGTCTCATTTGTTGCACCGGGACATGGGAACGGTTGCAGTACAACTGAAAGACCCTGATCCTGAATGGTAGCCCATGCCGTTTTGGCTTCATCCTTGTATAGCAGCATCTTGCTTTCGTAGCGGTCGTTCTGCTTGCGCATGTACGCCGCTCTGTACAGCATATAGAGAGCGTAAAACTCAGTCCAATGCTGAATTGGGGAGGACAACTGCGGGTAACCACTCGATACGACGATGTTGCTCAAGCGGATATATGGCCTAGATACAGAACTGCTAATCCCTTGAAACACCGCTGCCAAGTGCCCTGCGCCAATGCCGAGGCCTGACAAGTATCCCGTGAAGCTCTGCTGGCGGCTTAGCAGATCATGGGCACATTCCTCGATTGCATGATGGATTGTACCGTCCACGCTGATACCGTGCGCATCAGCTACCTCGACGGCTTCAGCGTCAAGAATTAGAAGATCATCGGAAGTGATGAAGTCTCTATCGGTATAAAGCATGGCAAGTGAATGGTAGGGAGGCGTTCGGAGGGGTCCACCTCCCTACTGCGCACGCCGATTAGTATTCAATCCAGGCGTGCAAACTCACCGTGGTCGTGGCGTCGATCTGATAGACATTCGCCCGCAACACAGCGGAGGTGGTTCCACATCGTATGGATGGGAATTGGTACTTGCGAAAACTCCAGGTCCGCTCAGTCGCCGCGGCGATGGTGCCAACCGGATTGAAGGTGATCTTCGGAACGCTGGCGGTGAAGCCGTTAACTGAATCCTCCAAACCGATTACGCATTTCTTGGCAGAATTCAGCGACGTGACGCGGACCTTGATGGTCCAGTCCCCAGTGATCCCAGATACATCCGCGCCAGCGGTAGCCGTGACGGCCCCGGTTGTAGCGAGGGTTTGCAGTCCAGTAGAAATGTCTAGCAGTGACATGATGTTTTATCCCTTCACCCCTGGCTTGCGGCTTGCATCACCAGCCCCGAGGCTGGCAGCGATTGTCGCGATTTGCGCACCCAGGACTCCAGGGGATTGTCCCAGTTGCCGCTTCAATTCCAACTCGCGCAGCGATTGAGCGTTGCTCTCTTGCTGCGCGTCCCACGCGGAGGCTTCCTCGGGCGTGGCCAATCTATGCGTGCCCTCGGCAATACGTCGGGCAGCAATCTCGCGCATCGCTGTACAGGTCACTCCAGGCTTGAAATCGCGAAGGGAGTTGTGTGTCAGCGATGTAATGTGGAAGGTCTCGCCCGGAGGGAGTCCCTGCCGGGCGATTTTCACGTTTGACCAATATTGAATCTCTGGCATGAATCTCCTTACGAGCCGGTGGATTGAACTTGAACGCCGAAGTTGTTGCGCAGTACCGCAGTACCATACAGGCAATCCACGGTGAACTGCTGCGCAAGCGTGCTCGGCTGATACGACATGATAATCCGCACGCCGAAGTTGCCCATCTCGGCGTACTCGCCAATCGCGCCTGTGCCGGCCATTGGAAGGGGTAAGCGCCGTACGACTAGGCCGAAGGCATCCCGCGCAAACGCCAAGTTGTAGTAGGTCGTGCTGGCGTTCTGAACGAGTTGGGACCGGAAAACTAGCAGATCCTTGATTTTCCCGTTTGCGCCCATCGGCCCCGCTCCAGGCAACCCGGCACTCACGATAGCCGCGCCCTGTTGATTTCCAACAGTCTGATATTCACTGAACCGTGGGATCTGCCGCAGGTCCCCAAACGCACCTGAATTGACGATCAGGAACTTAGGTTCGCTCGCCGGAACCTTGGCCTTGAACAGTGCCGTTTCCGCGGCGTCAATCCGGGCTTCATCCATCGTGGTGGCAGCCCCTACTGCCGTGTTCGCAGTGAAAATCGGATACAGGGACAGCAGATCCGTTTCAACGGCCTCAGCGATTGCGATAGTTGCCGGCCGCATATAGTTAGCCAGAAGATCGGGAACTGTCAATACCTTCGTCACATCGGGGATAGTGAAAGTCGCTTCCCGGTGAGAGTTCAGGACGACCTGCGCGTTGCCCAGGCTTGGGTTCTGATTGGTCACCGTTCCGGCCTCAGCGATGTTATTCGCCGACATGGCCGGAGCAATCGGAACGTTGACTGTATCGCCTGCCTGGGCCAGCGTCATTTCGAAGTCCCGGTTTACCAGGTTTCCCATCACTAAGTTGCTGACCAGCGCAGGCAGGGCATTCGCGGCCACAAGCTTTACAATCGCCTGGGCCACATTCTGTGAAGTGATCTCATTTGCCATAACTTACTCCTTATCGATTGGTTGCCAGATCAGCAATTCGCTTTGCGGTTTCAGCGCGCTGCTCCGGTGTGAGTTTGCCCCAGTTCCCAGGATTCAAGTCTTCCAAATTCGGAACCCACGCACCCTTAACACCACTCCCGGCCTTCGCTCCGGCGCCACTCCCGCCTTTGGGCGCAAGCAATGACGGAAGATTGGCGATCTGTTCAGCGATGTAATCAGCCGCTAACACAGCACCCTTCGAGGTGTTAGCGACAAGATTTCCGTCCTCATCACGCACTACATCGGCCAGAATCGCTCGCTTTACTAGATGCATCGATGCGTCGTCTTTAAACGGGTACTTCGCCAACTCCTCGGAGATACTGGCAACCCGCTCAGTTTCTAGCCGTGACCTCCGCTCTGATTCGCGTTCGGCGGTCAACGCTTCCATTTGAGTCTTCTGAGTGGACACCAATTTCTCCAATGCTTGCAGCTTGGAGTTGATAGCCGGATCTATTTTCTGGCCTAACTCCGACTGATGGCTATCTCCCGCGCCGCCCGCATCCC